ATAAAGTGATTAATTGCTGATATATGGCTTTTTCCACAGCCAAAAATACCTATCTTATGTTCAAATGCTTGAACACGTATTATTTTTTCTTTAGGAATTTCCATTTTTTCCAATTCTCCACTAATTTGTATAAGACGGTCTTTCCGCCTATCTAAATTTATAAAATAAAATGCGTCAATATGATCCATCTTCTTTACTAGTTGAACCAAATTTTAAGCAGAAAGACTCTTATAGAATTCAACGACCCGCGGATGAGCCTTAATACGCGTTGTATCAAGCCCCCAAATATAGAGACCATCCAGTGACCTAACACGTGAAAGAGCAACATATGCCTGTCCATATTCAAATGTATCTTTACCAACATCTACAAGAGCACAATCCAAGGTCGCACCTTGACTCTTATGAATCGTAATCGCATACGCAATCCGCAACGGAATCTGTGTCATTCCGATGAAAGGAAATTCCTCTGTCATCCAAGTTGCTAAATCAATTGTCGTTGTAATACCATTGCGAAATTCAACAACTGGCAGCTCAGTCTCAGTAAAGCGTTTGATAACTCCCCGACTTCCATTTACAAGCCCGGCTTCAACATCCAAGTTTGTAATCAACATGACTTGTGCACCCACTTTCATAGAAAGCATGGGCACATAGGGCGCATCATTCTCTAGCCGATTAAGAGCATATTTAATTGCTGGATCATCTGAATTTACTGTGCTAGGGTCAGTCTTAGTTCCATAGCAAACTTTAGATTTCCGAGCCACAAGCGCTGTCTCTAGAGCATCCATATTCTTGTTATTAATATCATCTACCTTATTGTTCCGGCTGAAAATCAATGTGGGCTTTACAATGGCCGCTTCCAGTTGCTCATTAAGAGAAGTGCCTTTAATCTTCCGACCTTCTAGCACAGCCACTGATTCAGCGGTCAAAGCACCCATCCTAGCCTCATTTAGAATCTGCTGGAAAATAGGATCTGACTGGCGTTGAATCTGCTTGAGACAAATGGTCGTCTGTACAATTTCAGACCACACACCGCATTCAAATAAGAGTTGCTGGTCAATTTCGCCTCCAGAAAGATCTTTACAAACAGGCGGCAATTGACAGAAATCACCCACAAATACAATCTGAAGACCGCCCATTGGAGTCGCAAATTTCCCCCTAATAATACGACCAACTGAATCCAATTTCTCCAATAAATCAGGCGTCATCATACTGACTTCGTCAATAATGAGGACATCTGTAAGCTTCCAACGTGCCTTCGCTTTCTGATTATTGAAACGCCGAATCCCCGCCACTAAAGCATCCACGGATTCGCGTCCCAACCCAATAGATGCCCACGAATGAAGTGTCTTTGCCCCACATTCCAATTGAAGAGCCGCACATCCCGTCATCGCAGTCACTGCCACACTACGACCCGTTTCCAAAAGCCTGCTCTTAATTTCCCGCACTAGATACGATTTCCCCACACCTCCGGGGCCTGTAATAAAGACTGATTTTCCTGCTAGAATTTCAGCCATTACAGCCTCTTGTTCTGTATTTAATGGCATTTCCCTGCTGTGTTTTTTAAAACAGTCGGATAGTCAAATTTTAATGTATAATCTTTTTGAGCCGCCCTAAAACTTCAGGAAATGTAATAGTCTTTTTCTTGAGCGCGAATAAAGCCAAAAATGCCGTTGAAGGCCGAATGACACCACCTGTTTCCATCTCATCCGCATCTATCCACGCAATAATTCGGTCTACTAGTTCCTTATAGGTTACAACTTGGCCCTTCTTTAAGGACATTTCCGGTATATCTTTCCGAATCTCATATTTTCCAACAAACATATCTTTTTGAATAGGTCCTCCAAGATTTTCCATAACTGAAAGTTGTGAATGAAGCCGTTGAAGTCCACGAACTAAATTATCCACATCTTTTACTGATTTTTCCAGCATAGATGCCGCTTTTCCTAATCCCGCCTCAAGGTCTGCTCTTTCAGAGTCAGTCTCCGAATCGGATTCTGTGTCACTCATTATTCTATTTTATTGTAATTTTCTTTAATTCTAAGAGCGTGAAATACCAGAAATGAAAAGCGACAGAGGTGAATGAAGCTCCAACCGTGAAACATAGGCTCCATTATCCGAACGAATCGCATACAGAGAACGCGGCGGTAAAACTAAAGAATTCCCCGCTCGTAAAATAACTTCAACAAACTGTAGATCATTAATAAAGGGCGTCTCCTTAACAGATAAAGACCAAGGATCTTTATTAAGCACACTCAAAATATCTTTAACGTCCACTGTTTCACGTGAAAGCCAAACTGTTGTAGCACCTTCATGAACAGTAAGAACAGTGCGTTCTGCTAGAGAACGTTGAAGAGTCACAAGACGAGAAGGAGGCAAAATCCATAATGAAGCGGGTGAAAGAAGAGGCGCTACCGGCAGATACCAGAACTTTGCTAGAAACATCATTGTATCCTTGAATTTAGAATGAATATGAAATTTAGCCGCCAACTCCGTCGCCGTAAGACGATGATATAATTCCTTTCCACCTACAGCATATTCCTTAAGAAGTGTCCGTGTTTTATCCTCCAGCAGAACCGGTAAAGAACTCTGTTTTGCTAGCACTGAAAGCCATGAGGTTTTAAATTGACTCGGAATTCCCCGAATAATAATGGGAACACGTTCATCGGGTAGAACTATCGCAGGTGTATACTCCAACTGAAGAATCGTAAATTCTTGAAATGACCGATACCAGAGGAAGGTCGCGATAACACATGATAATAGAAGTAGAAATAATATCTCTAACATCTCCCTGCTAGATGTCTTGTTTCTTTGTTGTAAACCTATACGCAGGCCCACTATTCTTCCGGCAGTCCCTCTTTTAGAATACTTTCAATATCTAGGCTTGATTTAGACCCACTATTCTGTATCCTATTTGCTAGAAAGTTCCCGAGAATATCACGAATAAACGGAGGCATAAAATAGAAAATAACACCTCCGAATGTAGCCAATAAGAAGATGGCCGCAAAAAGATGCGTAGTGTCCCATGAGAACATAAAAAGATAAAGAAGACGAATAATGGTCCATAAAACGGCTGACTGAACAATAGCAAATACTGTTAATTCGGAAACACTAACAACTTGAGTAACATAACAACCGAATAATATAAATACAGCCGTGACATAAGCAGTATAGATAGAATCAAATTGACTCATCCCTATGTAATTACAGGGAATATAAACACCAAATGCGAACACAGAATAGGTAGTAGCCAAAAGAATGCTACAGAATCACACCCTTCAATTTGAATTTGGTTCTCTAACGCTCAATGACCAACAATATGAAATTGTACAAGCGCCGCTTAATCAGCATTTGCGGGTCTTGGCCTCCGCAGGTTCAGGTAAGACAACTACAATTACAGCGAAAATAGCACACGCAATAACACATTTAGGTATCAAATCCGAAGAAGTCGTCCTAACAACTTTTAGTCGTTCAGGTGCAGATACAATGCGTGAACGCTTGGAAAAACTGATAGGTTCTACGACGGCCTATATTGGTACATTCCACGCACTTTCACTCCAGATTCTCCGGCAGAATGATCCAACCGCAATTGAAGGAATTATGCACACAGTTGATGAACTTCCGTATCTTTGGCTAGATTTCCTGAAAACGGACAAAGGAAAAGCATGGTCCAGCAAAATCAAAATGCTTGTTATAGATGAGTTCCAAGATATTAATGATATTCAATTAGATATTATCCGAGCAATTCTTGCTAGTAGCCAAAGTTATGCTATTATTGTTGGAGACGATGCGCAGAATATTTATGCGTGGCGTGGATCACGAGTAGAGTATATTCTGAACATGCATGAAGAAATCAAGACAATTCAGGATTTTCAATTGACATATAATTACAGAAGCAGCGAAAATATTGTTGCGGTTGCCAATTCACTCATGCGTAAAATCCCCACTTTATCACACAAGGAGCGAATGACAGCAATAAGTAGCACTGCGCAATCTAGACCGGAAGTGCGATATTTTCATCGGTTTGCGGGTGAAGTGGCCTGGATAGTAAATGATATTCAAACACGCTTAGCTATGGCTGATTCTGCTGGCAGCCCAGCACCTTCAATCGCCATCTTGAGCAAATATAATAATGTCCTTTTCCAATTTGAAGAAGCCTTCGTCCAACGTAAAATCACTTGCCGCCTAATGACTGAGGAAAAAATTAATAAGCGTAAGAAACAGGCGGATGTCATTCTCAGTACATTCCACGCAGCAAAGGGCTTAGAATGGGATGTTGTCTATATTGTTAAACTCCACGATGGAGCCTTCCCGCAAATGAAGCATGAGGAGGGTATTGATGAAGAACGTAGGCTTTTCTATGTAGCTGTTACACGAGCCCGCAGCCATTTGATAATGACATATAGCAAGGGCGAAAAGAATATGTGCCGGTTTCTCCGTGAAATTCACCGCCCTCTGCTCAGATGGTATTCTATTGCTCAGCATACTAGCATAGAAGAGGAAGTCGCTGTAGAACGCAAGGACATTGAGAGTTTTTTCATGTCGTGGACAGGTGAAGATTTTCGCAAAATTAAATTAAATCCCGCAACACTTCCCCCCTTGCTTCTTAAAAAAACGGATGGTATTCAATATAAATGTTTCTTTCCTGCTGGAGAGCAATATACAACACCGGATTGGGTTTTTCGCATGGATTCAATGGCGGATTTCTCCATCTTTATCCGCTATTTTATTCTCCGACAAATCGGTCTCAAATTCCCAGAATCAGCGGGCGAATGGGATGATAAAGTCCGCCTTTCCCTATTCCGCATTCGTATTTTGAAAGAGGATCTGCCAATCTACGAGAAAGAGCAAGAACTTATACAGCAATGTGTAACGGCTCTGTTCCCTGCTCGTCTAGGTATTGGAGCAGAAGCGCCCCCTGTATTTGAATTCACAGTTCTCCAGCAGAAAATAACGGAGTTGTCACCCGGCCGCGAATGGACAATGGAGGAAATGATTCCTGTTATGCAGATTCTTCATAAAATCCGCAGTGTGATTTATAATTTGCGGCACGTTGAAAGCAAACTGGAGGAATTTCTGCTGGGCCCAGCAAAAGGATCGCCGCCGATGATTATGCGGAATGATTTAATTACAAGTTGGCGTCGTGTAACTGACCGTAGCCTCTCATCGCCCGCCACAGTCTATGATCTGTACCGTCTAGCATGTATTTATTCATCACGTCTCGGCCGTAATGCGCCCCTTTATAAAATCCCCGACTTAGCGGACTTGAAGGACTGCCTACCTTTCTTGGAAAAAATCAGCGACCATATTCTCAGTGATATCAATCTTCTAGCAACTGATGCTATTCAAGCTCGTGTAGCACTCCGAGATCCGCGTCTTGATTTAACCTGTGAAGCTGATTTGATTGCGGGTCATTCTGTGTATATGTTTTTAGAAGGTGATTCACGAGCAGAAATTCAGCGACTGGACCGCTGGATAGAGGGCTTGGCCCGTGTTTCTATTGCTCGGAAGAACGGATATGAAATCAAAAATTTGTGTTATATTCAGCCGCTAACAGGTATTTCAGCAACACTGCTAGTAGATGGCTGGGATGATACAGCGTTTAGGGGTTACTTGGCGGCGAAGCTAACTCTCGGCGTATCTTCATGAGTATACGACCAGTTTTATTCAAACCACAGCCGTTGGGACCCGAGCCCCAATAGGAATCTGACCGCGATTTTTCAATAAGCCAATGATCACCTGTGTGCGAAAGAAGAGCCGCTAACTCAGGATTCTGCTGGAACTTCGCCTTAATTCCCTTTTCCATCACTGTATCCTTGACGGTCTCCCAGTCCGACCGGAAAGCATCCGTTTTCGTTCGGCCTAAGCGTTTGGCCCCAAGTGCTGTCTTAGCAGCCCTAACCTTCTCTTGAAGGACGGGATCTGCTGGAAACTTCTGTGCTTGGAAATAATGCTCAACGGTGGGCCACACCTTCTCCTCTAAGGTGAAGGGCGACCAGTGAAAATTGCTTAATTCGGAGTAGGATGCCGACTTTGAATTAAACTCTAGTGTTTCCATTTTAACTTACTTCTGTGACAAATGGGGAAATCAATTTTTACGGGTGCGTCTTCGTGTTCTACCTAATCCAAAAAAACCTAAGATGCCCTTCTTCTTTTCTGCTTTCGCTAAATTAGCAGCAAATTGAGCATTTTTATCTAAGAATGTCTGTATTTTTGCATTTATTTGTTTAATTGTGAAAACAGTCAGTTTATTGTGTAGAGCATCTTTTTGTTCATGCGATACATCATAATAACTAAGTAACTTGATTATTTGTTTTTCCTTTTCAGCAGCCGCCACCTGAAGCGAACGAGCCGCAGCCGCATTAGCATCCTGTTTATTTAACAAATTAATTTCAGCAGGGGTCTTTTTGCTATATCTACGCAGAAGAGAAGCAGCAGGTTCTTTTGCTATTTCAAGTAATGTTTGTCCACTAACAACAACCTCAGTATCAGCACCTGCTTGAAGTAAAGGTTTAATAAGTTCACTCTTATTATATTTTACTGCTAACCAAAGAGGTGTTGCACCTATTTCTTCACCATACATACCATATGGATTATTAAAATTTATTATATTATTTTTTGAAGAAATATATTTATAACGAGATTTTCTTGCTAAAGTTTCATTAAAATCAGAATTATTGATCTGTTTTATTAGTTTAAGCAAATCTTCTATTGTAGTAGAACCCCGTATACTACTTGTTATACGAAAGAATAATATGGATTCAAAATCATCAAAATCTACAATATTTTGTGAAGTATTCTTTTGTGTATATCTCTTTCCTAACCAATTGGTAGGTTGTTTTAAATTTCTAGCAGTTTTACCTCTTTGCTCTTTATAGTATATATCTTTCAATTCAGCTGGTGTTTTACCTAAATATTTTAATAATTCATTCCGTGTTTCTTCATTTTCTGTAAGTTCAAGAAGAGGTTTACCATTAACAATTATATCAGTCTTTGCTCCTAACATCAGAAGAGGTAAAATCAATTCCTTTTGATTAGTTTTTATAGCAGCAGAAAGTGGAGTTTTTCCAGTTGGTGAAAGATAATTTACAATTTCATCAATAGTAAATTGACCACGGTAAGCATCTAAATTTTGTAATATACTAAGAGCCCTTTCTGATTGTTGTTGTATAAAAATAATAGTATATAAATCCATACTTAATTTAAACATATTAGCGCGTTTTAACTCAATTTGGTTTTCATCTCGTTGAATTTTAAGTAGTTCACTCCGCGTTTTATTCATGTACAATTTGAGTTTTTCAACTATTTTAGGATTGTTTGTATTTATTGCAAGATCCATTAATGTTTTACCATTTACTAATATATCAGTCTTTGCTCCTAATAAAATAAGTGGAAGAATTAAGTCCGGAAATTGGTATGCCACTGCTATAGAAAGAGGTGAATTACCATCAGAATCTACATAATTTACAAGTTCATCAACAGTAAATTCGCCGCGATAATTTTCAATATTCTTAATTTTAATCAATACTAATCTTCTTAAGAAGGGATGTTCTTTAAGTTTATTAAATAGTGAATATAGATCACTTGGACTATTAAACTTTAGATTTGAATAATCTATCATATTTTTAGCCAGATATTCGGGTGAAGTGTAATAATTGCGTAGAAGACCTTTTCTTCTTGTTTCCGCTTCTGCTATTCTATTTCTTATTAAACGAAGAGTATTTGCTTGTGTAGCACCCAATTCTTCTATTCCTTTTACAGCACTATGGTGACGACCTTCTGTATTAGTTATTATATTTCCATGTAAAACGTTTGTTTCTTTACCTCTATAACGACAAATAAAATTATAATAAACACCTTTCCCCAAAGTATCACATAAAGTTTTTTGGTTTACATTTAATACTGAATCTAAATTTTCAACAAGACTACTAAATTTTTCAAGAGATGTAGATGGTAAAGAAATTTCAGATGAAAATTTAGCAATTTCACTTTGTATTTTTTTTTTAGTGGGATATTCACTTTTTTCATATAAATTTGCTGTATATGTATCTATATTTGTATCAGTTATTTTTACTATATCAGCATAAGGTTTTGTAATATTATCAATGTCTATAACACCGGAACCTAAATTATTACAACCGCTAGAAAATTTCTCAAAAAAAAGTGACATTAAGGTAGTACTAGTATAAATAGGAAAACATGCTAATAAATAGTAATGAAAAAGAGGACAATTGTCACCCGGTTTAAAAATAACAATAGAGCCAAAATTTTGAATAAGATAATTAGTATTTTTTAATGGATCTTTTAATTTATTTTTATCCATACTTGATAATTTTTTAGCATAATCATTATAAACATAACTATATTCACCCGGTGTTACTTTTACTACAATTATACAGCCAGGAGGAACTACAAATGTGCTACCATCGTTTGGTTCACCTCCATGACCTGAAAGCCAGTAGGCTTTTGAAGGTGTAAAATTAGTCGGCTTATTCTTACGCGATCTAAGATTATCTAAACTAGGCATGCTCTATATTAATAAGATAAAATATTAGCATAGAAGAGAAAGATGTCTGCTCCCGGTCCTCCTACAGATATTAAAAGTGCTATGAAGTCAACATCTGCGGTTGTAACATGGAAAGCACCAGCCTCAGTTGGTTCTGGCATAACAGGCTATAGAATCACGGCCACTTCCTCTAATGGAGGAACTACCCGCACTCTGAGTGTTGGCGCAACCACAGTCCAAGCTGAGATTGAAAATCTAACAAAGAATAAAAAGTATGTTTTTACAGTGATTTCACTGGGCTCAACAAATAGCGGTTCATCACTTCCAACTGAAACAAAAATATCAGATGCGGCAACACCCACAGCTGGAGTCGCAGCAGCCTCAAAAACCTCTAGTTCAGATAAGATAGCCGCAACAGCCGCATTAAATATTATCCAGTTCCAAGACCAGCGTATACTAACAACTAATACATACACAAAGTTCAAGTCTCATGCGGAATACCTCAGATACTTGAAGGGTAAGACATCACTCGGCTTCAGTTAAACAACCGACCATCCATCCGCATCTATCCGATTCCGCATCTCCGGCTGACATTTATAACATGGTGGCATTGTCTTTCCCTCATAATACGCAAGCCATGCTTCCTTAAAGGCCGCATCTTCTTCACGGAAAATCCATTGATGAAATTGATTTTTGGTGAACAGAATGGGTGTTTCCCGTTCCTCAATAAACTTATTTGCTGGACTCCATGATTCTTTTCCCTTTTCAATATCCACGGGATGTGAATGAACAGCCAACTTCATGGCCGAAATGAGTTTTGCCCTATGAGTTGCCACACCCTCAAAACAGGCTAACCATGAGATACTATCTTCCACTGTACCCTTGAGTGTATGAAGTTCAAATTGGTCTTTGTATGTCTCTCCAATATTATCAAAGTAGATTGACATAGGATTCCGCCGAATCGTAAAATCTGTTATTCCCTTGAGTTTATCCAACTGTGTTTCATCCACCGGATATTTTTCCGCAAATAGTTTTGCTAGAATCTTGTAACTCATAGGAAATTCCTTCTTGAGCGAATTACATAAGCCAATTGTATAGATAAGATCATATATGCTCTTCTCTGTACAGTTTAATTTTGCTACTTCTTCTGCTGATCGCACAGCAATAGCACGTTTCCGTTCAACTAGATTTCGGGGTAAAGCACGCTGCAAGAGGGCATCCTCATCGTCAGACATTGTACCTACTTATTTTCATTATAAATGCCTCAATTTTTACGCGTTTTCCGCCCCTTCCGTCCCTTCCGCCCTTTTCTAGTTCTTCTAAATAATCCACCGAATATACCTTTCTTTGACTGGGCTGCTGCCGCTGCCGCCGCTGCTTCTGCGTCTTTTGCTTCAAAAACAGCCGTCTTCTTTTGGATTTGTTCTATAGAAAATGACTCTAATTTTTTCCGTAGTGCTCGTTTTGCCACAGCATTCAAATCATAAAAACTCAAAAGTTTACTTACAACAGAAAATTTATTCCAATCACGAGGGGGCGGTGATACATATTTGGGTAATCCTTCCCGAACTGCCTCTAACTCTTGTACTGCGGTAGCAAATTCCTGTTTAAGAGCATCAGTCGGCTTATCTGCGATCTTAGCCTGTAAAATAATAATACGAAAAATTAGCACCGCTTCTTCATAGTTTCTTGCTCTAAAAGAAGCCGTCTCTGCCGCGGGATATGTAATATTTCCAACACGGTCATCGAGAAAGTCCTCAATAAATTGTTTATGTAATTTCTCCTGTAAGTCCCTACGCTCAGGAGAAATAATCCTCTGTGGATCAATTCCACGAATTCTAGAGTGCTGGGCTTCATCAAATAATTCCGCAGGAGTTAATATTTTTTCCCGTATTTCCTTTTCCATATCAAGAGCACGTTGAACCGCGGCTTCTATATCACCATCATCCACAGTATGTAAAGAAGCATCGTGCCAGATTATAGAAAATTCAGGATGCGGAATCACCTCCTTAATAGCGGCTTCTGCTGCTTCTTGTATTTTTCGTCTTGCTTCAACTTTCCGTTTTTGTTCTTCATCTAATTTTTGTTTATTCATCCTATTTATTCAACATATTTTTTTAGCGATTTAACTCAGCAAATGTCCGCCAGTATTTCTCATACAAACCTTTAACCGTGTTTTCATCCGCCGGTGCATCATCCACAACAACTTGTGCCGCATCTACGCCCACTGAAGTTACAATAGCCGCCATCGGAGCATAATCTTTTTCCTCCGCATGGGAAGCATATGCCGAGCACCGTGTGAAAATCGTATACGCAAAATGAGATGTAAGTGGCGAATGTGATAAATCAGACCATGGATTGGTAAAATAGAACATGGTAGGAATTGAACGAATCGCCGGCACTAATATCATATTTCGCACAGTAAGCGGCAGGAAACGTGAATAGCGATTCACAAGCCAATAAAACGCAAAAATACAGACAATACTGATGGGCTGAATGAGGAAAATGCTGGAAAGCTGAGAGATACCCCAACTCGTCATAACTTGTTGACCAACAGAGCGATCATGTCCCGCCGCAAAAAGCAATAAGAAGTTCAATGTGAATCCGAAGTAGCCGAAACAAGCCAACAGAAAGAGTAGACCGCGCCAAGTATGCGCAGGTGACACACGGAAACATCCCATGGGAAAATGTAGAAGATTCCACGGTTTTGAGATAACATTTGCCATCTCTTTAAGAAGAGTTTTCAGCGGCATTTCTAGCAGATCATCCACGCCTTTTATTTTTAGAAACTCCGGGTCTAGAGCAATCCCTTCTTTCTTATTAAGATAGACTAAAGCGACTTTCTCAAAAGCAGACCGCCGCTGATATTCCTCATGAAGCAAGGGGAATTGTGCTTGAAACTCCAATGTTCCCACATGATTCAATCCTCTTAGCAAAACCTGTACTACCGGAATAGTCAATCCCATTGTAATTCCGGATAAAGCAATTGTTTCAAGAATTGTCATAGTCGCTTTGCCACCCTCAACGCCGTATGTAAATCCGTATAAAAGAGCAGTTATAAATAACGAATGGAACTGAACAATGAACAAGAATAATAGCCGGAAAAGCCGAGAAAGCCGCGGGTCATAGCGGAAAATGAATTGAAGAGAAGCATGCTGCTGGAGAATACGCTGTACAAGACTAACAGTTGTCTTAGGCGGTACATCCTTCTTGCGTTTATAATAACGGTCCAGTGTGCTGCGAATATCATAAATGTAAAGGGGTGAAGAGGGGCGGCGCTCAAGGAATTCCCGCAGATACTTGTTGCGAAGAAGAGAACTAATATAACGACGTGTTGAGGCCAAATCAATGTAGATAACTATACCACCAATTAGCAGAGTTACAGCAGCAATACCGCCGAAGAGACCAAACCATTCCGCATATTGCTGTAGACCCGACGCAGAATAGACATTACCCGCATTATCAAAAATAGCCTTGTTAGAAGCAACCGCTGCCAAAACGCGACTACTAAAATCCGTTAAATGAGTACATTTACAGGAGGCATATGTTAGATTCGCATAGGCCGGCACACAACCATCATCTGTCCAAATCTTCTTGGATGGCGACCAATAGACGCAACTATGCTGGAAAGCAGGAGCAGGGCATTGATAGGGCACAAATGTGTATGGCTGGAAAGATGTACACTGAACGTAGTTTGTCGTATTCATTAAACAGGGCACTTCCCATAAATCCGTTCGGATCTTATTGTAGCCGCGGAAAACTGTCATTTGGTCGCCTGTTGTCAAGAAAACGCCTCCTGTATCACAACGCACAGCATACGATGGTGGTATCTGAATTCGCGGGTCATTTGCTGCCAAAGTCTGTGGCCATGACATAATAATAGGTGTGCTCAAGTTCGCAACATTAAGAGCAGAGCCGTCTGCACCGAGCACACTCAGTGATAAAACACCTGCGTCGGGTTTTTGGTCAGGAACAGTTGAAACAAAAGGATTCGTTTTCCACTGAATCATTGAAGCCGCTGCAGCTCCTGCTACAAGATTTTTAAGAGGAGGTAAAGCAACCTCAGTTGTCCCTTGCGATAATGTAGCAGTTGTATTTGTATCGGGCAAAGAAGCCAGTGTCATTTTGAAGGTTGACGTTGTAACTGAAACGGAGCCATTTCCAGCAGCCGCTAAAAGAGCAGTTCCTAACGCATTTAAACTTCCTTGGATAACGGACGGATCGTAGGATGCCAGCAGATTCATATATCCCACGGCTTCGGTCGCGGAAATATTCGTTAAATTCTGCGGTATAGCGGGCGGCTTAAACCAATTGGGTGATGGCGTGGCTGTTATGCTTGCTGAGGCTGAAGCAGAAGCAGTAGGCGAAACTGTTCCTAGTGCTGAAACTGAAGCAGATGACGAAAGGGATGCCATTGCTGTCTCTGTTGTGGTGGCCGAAAAAGAAGCGGATGCCGATGAACTAGCACTCGGACTCGGTGATGGCTCAGCTGTTAGAGTTGGCTGTGATGTAGCGGATACTGATTGCGTTGCGACCGCAGATTCGGACGCAGAAGCAGATGAGGAAACCGATTGTGTAGCTACTGCTGATTTAGACGCAGATCCGGATGAGGAAGAAGAATATGAGGCCGCGGCTGATTTAGACGCAGATGTGGATACGGAAGCAGAATACGACCCGACGGCTGATTTAGACGCGGAAGCAGAAGAAGAAGACGACAGTGATGGCGTTGCGGAATAGGTCGCAGATGATGTTAGAGAAGCCGTTGATGTAAGAGAGGGTGATAGAGGCACAGGAAAAACAACAATATTATAATTCATGTTTGAATAGTCACATCCTTGCCACGGCTGAACTTGCAGTTCAAATGTATTAATATATCCGTATGTCTGCCAAGTGACAGTACCCATCGCATAGGTTACAATAGCATCATACACTATTTGCCCATTTAGCAACATATGAATAAAATCTCCTTCGCCTCCTTGTTCCCAATGCTGTACAGTAACAGTAAGAAGCATATACATGTTCGGATTAGGATTTGTCCATTTTATGGCTGGCTGGATAGGGCCACAATTTGGTGAATTACAGGATAAAGCATCATTTGGCATCATTTGTGTAGCCGAAATCCATCCAGCACAACTTGTGCTATACATCCATCTATTATTAGTTAATGAGTCATATAGATTAGGAGTTACATAACCCAAATTACTACCCATATAATAATAATAGTTCCACCCATGATTTCCTTGAACCCCATTAAAATCATACGCAGAATCATATAAATATGGATTTCGTATTGGTGATGGCATAGGAGTTATACTGCTAGTAGG